TCTCCGAAAGCAATTTAGATACATTACCAGTTTTCAGGTATTTAGCAAAATCAACAGCCCACAATTTTACTTCATCACTACACATCACCCAAGGATTCTGTTTATTGCGCAAATTGATCACAGAACCTTGTTTAGTAGACATCATGCCATCGGAAATAGAAACATTCGGCATCCGTTGGATCATCTGTTTTGCAGAGTCCTTAAACGGAGTTTGGATATCGTCTTGCAGATCTTTTACCATTTGACCAAGCACATCTTTGACCATATGGCTGAAATCATCAGATCCCATCACGTCATTGACCTGATTCTTCAACAGTTCAATCAATTCGTCTTTCGTTAGTTTCATCTAAAGTGTCCTCCTATATCAATAATAAAAACATTATTTGTTAATCAATTGTGCCAGAAGCATTATTTAACACTTCCTGTAATTTAGTACGTAAAGTATCTACCAATGTTTTCTTTACTACCTTCTGCGTATCGGATGTTGACTCTTTCAATAAAGATTCATCTATTTCAATGCAATTATCATCATTGGTTTTATCATTAACGTCAGGGAGGATTAATGATTGATCCAATTCAATAAGTTCATCGTCTTTTGATGTCTTTAATTGAGAATCATCATCAGATTCATTTAATTGTTGCGTATTATTAGATATATTATCTAAAATTGCAACAGTTATCTGTTTAGGTAATTCGTCCAGCAATTGTTTAATAGTATTAAATTGTTCTTTAATCAATAATATTTCTTGGTTAAGCGCCTCCACATCATTATTATTAAGATTTTTAGAATCACCTTCCACGTTATCCTCTGTGTCGGACTTATCTTCGGATGCTTCTTGATTGGAATCTCCTTCAACATTTTCTGAATCAAGATCCTTCGTTTCATCTGAGTCTTTATCATATTTTGATTCATCTGAAACCGGATCTTCAATCGGATTGTCTGAATCAACATCCTTATCTGAAACTTCATTGCTACGTAAATCAATTGAAGTTTCAAACCGTTTGATATCGTCTTCTGCTGTAAAACACTCCAATACAAACTTATCTTCATTGGTGTTCTGCATATCAAAATATTTGATTTTCCATGTACCACCAACATGTTCTTCTACCCATTCATTGGCTGACTTATCATCAAAATATTCTTCATTAAATATGTAAGCAACCGGACCTGATGCTTCAACGGCATTATCTAATGGAATTGCTTTAACACCAATAACACCTTCTGCAACTTCAAACTCTTTGGGATCTGCAAACATTGCTATATCCATTACTGGATAAAACAAACCGGAATCTGTCTTGGCAAATATTTCAGGGTATCCTAAAGCAATTAAATTATCAGGATTTTGTTCACCAGTATATCTTAAACGAGTATTAGCATGAGGATTGGCAGGAACAGATACACAGGATACTTCAAGGAGTTCCTGCTCGGTAAACTCTCTACCACCCCACCATTTATCTTCGTCATCTCTATAATCAAACTTAATACCTCTAAATCCAACACTAAAAGAGGTAAGAAAACCATTTTTATATTTATTAAACACCTTCATTGAATCATCGTCTTCAGAATCAAATTTAGGTTTAATTAAAAGACGAGGATTATCTTTATTTGTTTCATCTACCCATGTTTTTAATGATCTTGCAATAGGAATGCCATAGTAATTGTGCATCCAAGGCATAACAGGATTCTTACGGAAATTGGTAAGTTTCCAACCTGATTGACGTACAATATCTTTATCCCTATCTTCATGTTCTGTTGATGCTACTGCAATAAATGATTTTTCTTTCTCATCTAACTCAGAAATACTAAATTTCTGATTATCCATTGCAAGTACGGGCATTCCCTGCTTACGAATTGGAATACCTTTATCATCTCTTAGTTCATAAGCCATTTGTAATTACTCCTTATTTGTTATTGTACAATCACAATTAAAGCTTAAGACTTCCCCCGGAAATCGTATTTTAGTAACACCAATTTGAAATTTATCTAATGTAGTAGTTTGTTTAATGCGTCCTTTATGCCCACATTCATTGCTGTTTACTACCCATTCAAGTGATTTACCTTTACTGATTAATATATTATATTTGGTGTAATTGATACATGATTTTAGAAGTGCATTAATAATTTTAGACAATCGGGGGTTGCTGTTAAATTGATCTTTGAAATATTTATTAAATGACACTTCTTTCCATTGAGGATTCTTAAACAATGTTTTTATATATTCAGCAGAAGTTTTATTTGCAATGTTAACAATCCAATCACTTCTCTCAAAATAAAGTTTGGTATTAAGTGTGTTAGATTGGAAATGATCTAATAAAACATCTGTTGTTGCTGTCATACATTCAACAAGTACTATATTTAAATGTCGTTCAATACTTTCAGGTTGAGAAGATTTCAATGCATCAAAAATTACGTTATTCCAAAGACCACGACATTTATCAATTAATGTATTAAATTCATAAAAAGATGGTGTCTTTTGATTATCAACAACAGTAGAACGTCCATCTGTTGGATTATCATCACGATCATCAGTTCCATCAGGATTTGTATGTGGTTCTTCATCATCTCTATCCCTATCAGAATCTTGCGGTTGAGATAATGCTTCAACTACTTTTTTCAAATCACTTAAATAAATATAATTCTGAGGAACAATAATCTCATCACCACCTTCAACTGGAGGTAACTTATGATTACGTTCTCTAAATTCATTAACTGTAAGAGAAGGAACACCTGATAAATATGATTTACCTTCTTGTAATTCAATTTGACGATCTCTTGGAATAGGATTTTGATGTCTAATTTCAAGGCGCTCATCAAATGACATGCAAACGCCCATTGTCATCTCTTCATCCCATAAATTGAGTCTTGGGTGTACTGATTCTCTATTAAATGAGATATCAGAATATACACTGCCAGCCCTATTAGACTCTGTTGATCCTAATTTATTAGCGGGAACCCGATAACAACCTAAAATCTTCTCTTTACTCCAACCAGCAAGGTTGAGAAATTCAAAGTCACGATTAGTATAGTTTAATGGAATTGGTTTTAAACCACTATCAAGTACTGCTACATCATGGAAAGAACCCCGATACTTCTCAAGCCATCGTGCTTTTAACTCATCAGCCTTTTCTTGATCCAATTGTGTATCTGTACTAAGGGCAAAGTCAATACGGGCGCTATTCTTAAAGAAATCTCGTTCATATACCTCTACATATTGATCTATGTCTGAAGCATATGCCTGAGATTGAATAGGCGACATACCATTCCAAGGATCAGTTGGATGAGAATAATTGATAACAACCAACTCATTAATATCAAAATCCATCCATCCTGTGCCATCTGTTGTTTTAAATACGTACTTAACTTGTGGATTAACGAAAGAACCATTAGTTTCTACCTTGATAAAGTCATTCATATTTAAAGGCCATAGTTCCCACACTTGACCCAAACGGTTCTTGGCTTTATAAATACAAGCCATACCACACAAATCTAATTGAATCTGACAAAAACCTTTAATAAAACGAAAACTCATAAACTCATTAGGTTGAGTAAATGTCTTGGTAAATACTTTATAACCTTTATTTTTAGTACTTAACTCTTCACCAGTATCTTTATTATAAAAAGAATAAGGCAAAGAGGATATACGATCTGATATTAAAGACACACAAGAATACACCCAAGAACGATAGCTTTCTAATTGTGATTTACTATTGCCCTTTAAATTTTCAACAATGCCACCTTGTTCTCTGGAAATCATTGTATCTAATTGATCCCATGTTTTACTTCTCCATCTAAAATTAAATTCCAATGGCCCAAATCGCATTTTTGTAAATCTCCCAATCACATAGTTTTGAGTTTAAAGCTCAAACCCTTTCTATTGATATACTGAAAGTTAGTATATGCACAACCCTCCAAAAACAAGTACAAATTTGCCTTGAATAAGAGGTATTTCTTCATAAACATTTAATTTTAATTAATATATGTTTGGGCCATCGTTGCCACGTAGATACATCTTGGCACCTTCACGACAAAACCACAAACTCATTACGATATCCGTAGTTTCATAAAATGGATGATTTGAAAACTCATAAAATAATCGGAACCAAGAATCATTAACATCATCTTCTCCTAATTCTGGTTCACGATTAAAACAAAACATCCATTCTTGATTATCGAATTCTTTTTCTATGGAAGGTAAACCATGTAGCGGGTCTGCCTTATTCTTCCCTGTTTGAAATCCTTCCAGTTTAATACCATAACGTTTGTATTTATCGTGACCTAACATAGAAATCAACATATCTATAATGGCATCTTGTACACCATTATTTTCAGCCATAAATAAATCAACGCCATACTTACGATAGTATTTAACCATCCAGAAGGGTAAATCCTGTGTACCTCTAAGCAAATTTATTTCAAGAGGAAGTTTAAGACCTGTTTTCTTGTGAACAGCTATTACGGTAAGTGCTGTGCCGGGACGTTTCATACTGGCAAAGTCAATGCCACCAATAAACAGCCAATTGCGTTCATCATCAATAACTGATTCTGGTTTAATGCCAAAATGACAGCACTTTCTAAAGGAGGGAAACGATTTATCAGAATCGGTATAAGGGATCAGCCTGTAACCACGATCAAAATCCCTTTGACCTAACTCCTTTAACTTCGTTTGTAGGTCTTTTGCATTAAATAAACTCCATAAGGGAATGCGTTTCTGACGCCCAAATGAGTCATTATATAACAGGTATTCTAATGTTTCATTAACTGCAATACTCATCCATGACCAAATAGGATTGCGCATGATTACTGATGCTAAATCATTCTCATGCCATTTATTCATCATAACCAAAACTTGAGAATCTTGAGGAATTAAACGAGTTAACCAGATATTTTTAAATACATCCTCAATCTTCTGACGTGAAGTAGGTTCTAATACTGCGGTTTTAAGATCTTGAGGATCATCAAAAACAATTAAATTAGCACGACCACCAATGGCTGTTGAAAGTACACCATAAGCTTCAACGGTTCCATCTTTACTCATAGCAGATCGTTTAACTATAAAACGTTGTGATCCCCAAATAGCGGTTGGTAGTAGATGTGGAGCAATTCTATGAAGATCATCATCTTTGGTTATGTAATCTCTTAATGCTCTGCAACGTTTAACGGATTCAGTTTCAGATACATGTACAATCTTGCAAAGCAGATTCGGATTCTTTGCAATTTCATGCATAACCCATCCGGTACACAATTGCTCCGTCTTACCATGCCCAAAGGCTCCCAATACTAAGAATTTAGTATATCCCTTGTTTTGTGCAAAACGAATAAACCGATGCATGATACTATGCACCGGCTCATTAGTAACGTTTTTACCTCTGGAGTCTTTAAGGAATTTCTGAGTAAAGAATTCTGATTTAACTTCAATCAGATCTTCTTGTCTAACATTGATACCATCTAATAAAGAGCCAATTCCACCATCTAAAAAAGTAGGTAAATCCTTATCAATAAATGATCTTCTACGCAAAGTTTATTTACTTTCAACTGTTAATTGACCCATATTAATAGCATCTACTTGTTCATCAACATTATAATTACGAAGTTTCTGCATAATGATTTGACGAATATTGGGATCAAGTTCATTTATAACATTAAGAACAACTTTTTGAAAAGACATTAACTTTACTTCATATTCATGTTTAATGGTATCTCTTTTACCATACTTATCAGGGAACTTACGCTCAAGCACCCATGCTGATGCTTGCCATGCTCCCATAGTACCCGCTTCTTCAATGTTCTTTAAATGTGTAAATTCACAATTGGCACCACAATACTCAATAAGTTCTTCAAATTCAGGATCAGAACGTAATAAGCCTAATTGGTAGTCATTGATATTACACAATTTAGCCGCATCTTTAATATCCAATCCCTGCTTCATATACATTGCTAATTTAGCTTTATTGAGAAACTTATTACAACGGTTTTTAGCATTACTATCTAATGTGCATCCCTTCTTGTTGTCGTTGTCTTTATTGAGTTTTAATCGTCTTGCCATTGCAATCCTCTTTGTGATATTAATATCTTATTCAATTAAACTGTTGGTATTGTAAAGGATACCCAATGCAATTGTCAATGAGGAACTTTAATGAAACCTAAGACGCACCCTGTAAAAGGCAAGGCTTCACCCTTGTACAAGTTCAATAAATCTCCCCAAGATTCTAAATTTCTTAGTGAATTCCAAGAAGTTATGATTGAACGTCTTCATTTAAACCATATCGGACATTATCACAAGGATAATGTAAAAGACATTATCTGGTCAATTCTACAACGTCCTACCAGTACTATGAATACTAAAATAACTGGTGGATTTACACTAACATGCAATGTAGAACCAGAACTTTATATACAATTGCAAGATACTGCAAAACGAATTACTGGTGAATATATACCAATGGATGAGCTAATACACATGTTATTGACATATTTTGTATATGTGTATGCAAATGGCTTACCAAAAAAGATATTACCATATAAACAAGTTCACAAAGGAAGGCGCAGGAAAAGATTACTTGAATTCCAAAAGCAATTTAAGCAATTTTACGGTAATACGGTGAGAAGTTTTAATGAATAAAGACAAATAATAACAAGGATTTAAGTTTTACTTGAACAAAGGGATTGACATTAATATAAAACTAATATATGATCCCTTCGTTCCATTAACAACACCCCATTCCACCCTCCTAAAAGAAAACCCTCCAATCATGAAAAAGGAGGGTTTTCTTCTCAATGGAACAGAAACGAAGATTGATCCCCAAAGGCGAATAAAGGATCAGAACTAAAACATAACTCCCATGAAGATGCCAAAATAATAAATGGCAATCAATGGGACAGCTACAAGTTATTAGCATCAATCACCATAATGCCCCCATTATGGAAACCACAACTTCTCTAAGACGGAAACTGGTTTTTGACTGTGACTAATAATGTAGCATCAG